ACTTCTACGACAGTAGCTGTATTACCAAAGTATGCTTTCATTGTAGCCACTCCTTCAGTTGTTCATCGAGTAGATGATGAATAGCTTTCTCAGGTGCTATTTCTAGGAATACTCGGGTTGGACCCCGACCACCAAGGCGGGTGATAAGAGGACCGATTGAAGCTTCGTATAAATCACCGCGGAGATTGTAGTCATCACCCGTACTATTATAGATGGCACGTTCAATTGCACCAACTAGTGAGAAGTTGACTGCATCGGGGTGGCAGTAGGCAACGTTTTCACCTACAGCAGTTGTAGCTAGACGGTGGTGGCTCAAAGGCAGGTAGTGTTCAGTGATTAGTTTCTTTGCTAGCTGCAAGATACGTATACGGGTCATCATTCTTATCCATTCGTTGAGCGACTGTCTTCCAGTATGGGAGACGATTGCGAAGTACTGGTGCACAGTAGACAACACGACCATTCTTGACTACAAACCCTGCACATAGATACGGTGTGCGGACACGATATAAACCGTCAAGCACGTTTGCACTCCTCACAATCAGGTGAGACACATTCGCCCCTGTGATTGACATCAATTGGGCCACAGCCTTCACATAGGACAGTTACTACAAGACCCCTAGCCTCTTCCTCTGGTGACACGATATTAGCAAAGTCACCATAGTCTTTACCAAAAGTCTTTATTGAGCACTTCTTACAGAAGTCAGCCATCATCCTTCTCCTTGAAGGTGGCCCTCATTTCAGATAGGTTCCACTTCAAACCCATCTCCATCATCTGTAGCCAGTTAGTAACAGCTTCATGTTTATCCTCATCTGATGACTCAAGAGGGATAGATACTTGACTGTAGAACTTCTTATCGGAGAGTTCGACAGTGAAGATGATTTGTACGTCTCTAACAGGATGCGCTCTCATTCTATGAAATCTCCAAAAGCGTCAACGAAGCGAACAGGGATGAACAGTGATTTAGCTACAGCGATTTCTTCTGCAACTCCAACACTTGTATCCCATCCGGGGATTTTGAGGACAAAGATATACTCACACCGACGGATGAAATCGAAGTTATACTCCATCCAGAACTTAGCATCGGTTGGTAAGCCATAGGCAATACCGTGAGTCATCAATATCGGCGACCAGACACAGAACTTCTTATTGATAAGTGCAGCACAACACTGACGAGTAATGCCAACACGTTCATTGACAAGGTTACGATCGGGGTGAGAGTAAGGTGAAGCAAGGTATATCATTTCTCTACTCATTTCTTTAATGCCTGATGCAGCGCTCCCGGTCCACAGATTACTGTGCATTGCTCCTTGGCTCTGGTGACAGCCGTGTAAAAGTTTGCGCGGTTGAGCACGTAGCTTCGTTGAATGAGGATGACAACACGATCAAATTCACTCCCCTGAGCCTTATGTGTCGTAACAGCATAGGCAAGGTCGAGGTTACGGCGGGGGTCATAGTGACCGATAGTCTTGTTGGTGTATGGATCATAGCTTTCCATGTGTGGTGGGAGGCGAATGTCACGATCATCAATACTGATGATTATATCATCATCTTCGATTGCGACTACCCAACCTATCTCACCATTGAAGACATTCAGTTTGTAGTCATTCTTCGTTTGGATGATCTTGTCACCCTCACGGAACTTGCGTATCTCCTCATCGTTGACACGGATAGCTATACGGGGGCCAGAGGGGTTGAGTCGTTGCTGGAAGTAATTATTGAGCTGTTGCGTTCCGTATTTGCCCACTCTTGTTGGGGTGATGACTTGTCCGTTGAGACCACGAAATGTGTCGTCGACGAACTCATCAAGCGCAGGTAAGATGTTCCCGTTGCCCGGATTAAGCATACGGAACTTCTCGTTCGGCTCAGGTACGCGATTAGCGATGATCTGATTAGCTGCTGTGACAATGCCATCTCCACTTCGGAAGTTCTTGGTAAGGCGAATAGATGGCCACTTCTCTAATAGTTTGACGAAAGGACTGATGCTTTCAACAGGCGGTAGCTGATTGGCATCACCAATGAAGCGGATACATGCACGAGGCGGCATAGCATCTACAAGGGCACGATACAGTTCTTCAGATACCATAGAGGACTCGTCAACGAAGATCGCGTCATGTGGAAATCGGTTTTGTTTATCATAGGAGGGGAAGCCTGCCTCTTCGTCATCGGCTGGCATCGAATAGCGCATGAAGCGGTGGATTGTCTTAGCAGGGATACCAGTCGCTTCTTGTATTCTCTTGGCAGCCCTTCCAGTGGGGGCCACGAGAGCAGGCATGTTGAACTCACCACTGTGGATCATCTCCCCGATTATAGTTGTTTTGCCTGTACCGGCCGGACCGGTAATACCGACTAGGCGTTTGGACTTATCGGTGCCTAAGTCGATAGCTTCATGTTGTTCTTCAGAGTAGTTCAAGTGATCCTCCTAAAAGTAGCTGGTGACATTTGCGCCACCAGCTACAGGTGTTGTAGTTAGTCCAAAGCCTCGATGCCATCGATGGTATTGATATCGATGCCATTCCAGTCTTGGTGGCCGAGGAGAAGGTTAGCACGATGGCCTTCCCACTCACCGGGGTTGATGACAGATGACTTCAGCGACATGCCAAGGGCACGAAGGAAGTTCTTGACGCCAGTGATAGAACGACGGTTTCTAGGCGTCGGCTTCTGGACACGAGCGTAGACAAGGTTGATACCTTCCGGAGCGTTGTCGATAGAGTAATCCGGAGGAAAGTCATCAGGATGCACTTGGAAGGTAACGTAATAATAATCGTTACCCTTTGCAGACGTACGCATCTCAGCGAGTGTAACTGTGCCGGGATAGAAGGCGTCAGGCAGTGGTTCGAAGTCTTCGTAATCCTCAAGGTTCATATCGAGTTCGAGGATACCGGATCGTTCCTTACCAGCGCCAGCAGAGAGCTTTCGGTTCTCTTCCAGTTCTGTCTGTTCCAAGTCTGCTTTAATTGCATTCTTTGCCATAGTATTCTCCTATTTGTTACTACTTCCTACGTAGGCAGTGGCATTTTCTTTCTTCCTCCATCTAACCACTGTTTGTGCCACGTTGCAATGCTATGTGGCTGATCGAACCCAAGCGATGGATTGAACTTGAGTTCGAACTCTGGCGACTTAGACGCATCAAACATACGCGTCTTCATCGGTTCTCTATTGCGGCAATTGCGAACAGCGATGGAACGTTTGCCATCATACTCACGCATCCACCAGCATTCGGATATTTGTATAGCAGCATCGTTGGTAGCCTTGCCACCGAGCATCATTGTGTAACGAATGATGTTGCCCTTCTCGTCCATCTCTGCATCACCTTGATGGGTAGTGAACCAACAGTTGTAACCCTTCTGTGCAGTCGCACGAAGGACATTGCTGACAGTATGAGTGATGTATTGACGACGGGCACCATAGGCGGTTTGGCCGGGTTCTTCGATGGTTGGTTCGAAGCCCTTCTTACCAGCACCAACTTTCTGCTGCACAGCATAATTGAGAGCACGGTTCGAGAAGATGGTTAAGCTATCGAACGCTACAGAACCTGTAGTCCAATCGAGGCGTTTGATTAGGGTAGGCAGTTTGTCTTTACAATAGCGGACTGTTACATCGTCATCTTGCATGGACAGGTCAAGAAGCGTGTAATCCGTGTCAGAGGGAATGGAGTCCTTACCATCAGGGTCTATCATGACATAGAGGATAGGTGGTGGCAGGGAAGAGAGAAAAGTTGTCTTCCCACAACCGGGCATTCCCCAAAGGAGGCCAGTCGATCGGCTGATTACTTCATCCGGTTGTTCGATGACGATTTCAGTCATGACTTTTCTGGCCTCATACGCTTGCAGAGCATTTGCAACTGCTTGCGTTCTTCATAGAGATTGAATAGCTGCTTTGTCCAACCATTCGTGTTTTGATAGATTTCCTCAATGTGAGCAAGACGATCTATTTTGTCTTGATCAAACTTAACTGTATGTGTGTAGCGGTGTGTCTTATGTAACATCATCATCCTCCTGTGTACCTAGTATTGCTCTCTCACTAGGTGACAATTGAGTTCTCTCCATTGCATCATACATAGTTTGCTGATCGTCTTGTGATGCGCAGCATAAGTCAATGAACCCACATGGTCGGAAGTATCGATTACAAGAGTGAGTAAACATAGGAGCATTGAGGTTATTACCAGCATACTCAAGAGCAAGCTTATGCGTATAAAGAAGTGTGTTATAAAAGTCTGACCACGTATCGACATCTCTGTGCTCCACAAACATTAGGAAGTCTTCACTACTTCTTGTCTGTTTTACCTTGATGCCTATGATTTTGTTCTCGATGATCTCTTCGCCTGTAAGTAGACGAGACGCGATTGTGTATCCAGTAGGCTGGAACTTAACTCTGTAACTTTCACGCCATGCCTCATCAAGACGGCTAGCGGTCTTGTTCTCCTCGTTTCTGGTAACGCCGCGAGGAGTATGGATAGTGATACCATCAATAGTTCCGATGTATCGGATCGCATTATCTACCACCATATCAAATGTGTACTCTATACCTACAGGTGCTGTAGGGTCTTTGGGGTCAGCAATCCAGATAGAGTTACGATCCATAACCTTCATCATCTCGTCTACATACCGAATAGTCGTTTCTTCCATATGGGCCATCGTCCGGATGCGGTCCTTTGGATCGTCGTAGTACTCACCAGAGTTTAGAATTTCAAAACAAAAGGAGAGTGCTTCGTCTCGTGGATCACTCTTGTCCCACCAGCAAGTGTCCAAACGGTTCTTACCGTACAGTCTAGTTCCGTGATGGTTAAAGTGATCTGGCAAGCCTTGAACTCGTTTGAGTTGCCAAAGACGTAAGGCTCCAAATACTTCATGCATCGCCGAGCCAGCTTCGAGTGCGAGCGCTCGATAGTTAGATTTGAAGTACTTTCTGTCACGATATCTTATCAATCCCCACTTAGGACAGGTGAGAATTGCCTCCATGATTGAGAAACTATAGTATGGAAGACGGAAGTCTTCGTCTATGCGACGACCTTGGTCATCAAACTTGATATCGGCTAGACGGAATTTCATGTAGAACTGTCTTCCATAGGTTCACTTGTCTTAGATAGTATCCTGCAACATATGTCGCAGTATGTGTATGGACCGTAGCCACCACCAGCAAGACCAAATGATGAGACAACTTTCGCTGTAGGATGATCCGGACAGCGGATGTTATCATCGTAGTCAGGAATGTGGGCTGCTACTTCACTACTGTCGATAAGGACAGTTTGTTCAGTTGGGTTTTTCGTCATCGATCTTCTCCGTCTCGATATTAGATTTATCGAACTCAGCATCAAATCGTTTCTGAAGTTGCTTCAGTTCTTGTAACGCCTTCCCTTCAAGGACAGAGAAGTGAAGAAGCTTTTCAATCATCCTCTGTTGAGTGTTGATAGCCTTCTCCATAGTCATGAGTTGTTCACCCATTAAACGAAGTTGGAAGACTGCTTCACGAGAGACTTGGTTACGCCAGATTTTCTCGATTTCCTCACCGAATACAGTGACAACGTTGATGCTCATGGTGTGGCTGCTCCTATCGCTGCAAGGAGTAATTCCCTTGCGTGTTTCTGTGTGATTAGTTTGTACGCGATGGTGATGTAGATCGGCGGGATTTCGTTTTTGTCTACAACACCTGTAGTCAGATTGTAGAGTACACCGGCCAAGAATTTGATTTCAGGGCGACGCACTAACTCGCGAGCGATTACAATACGTTGGAACTCATCACTGTCTTCAGACATCAGGATGCTCCTTACGCATCTTGGCACGTTGATCATCTTCACGACGAAGTTGATCATAGAGCAACCAGTTGCAGCGTGTATTGTAAGCGTTGATACAGATAGTCAACGCCATGACAAACCAAGTGAACTTATCCATCATTCCTCCTCAACGAGAGCGAGTTGATGGCTGATCATGACTTGTTTATCCACTGCACGATCAAGTGCGTCAATGGCCTCGTCTATCTTGTGAAGTTTCAGGCGGTTACTCTCATTCAGCTTCTCCCATTGCAGTTGTAGCTTTGAGCCAAGCTTATGCACCTTACTAACTCGTTCTCTTTCATATAGAACCGCGGATACGAGCCGCCGATCACGAATGTTCTGGAGGCGGGCTAATAGCCACTCATGCTTAGAGCTACGAATATCAGGATGAGTATAAATGGGAGATGCTTCATCAGGGTCTTCATAGGGGTCATCAGTCATGGCTTTTCCGGTATTGGTTTGTTGTACTCCTTAATCACAGGAGCATGAGTAGCAAGTATCTCCTTGCCACTATGAATAGCCAATCGAGGAGCATCAGCAACGAGGATATCCTCTACGAAGCGACGGAAGTCAGTCTGTGTATATACACGACTTTGGACTTTGATGGTGACAAGGATATTGAACTCATGCCACTCGATAGGCTTAGGTGAGATACTGTAGCCATGCTCGGCGAGGATACGTTTTGCCTCATCAAGCTGCATATCAGCAGCAACAGCATTCGATGGTTCACTGACGGATATACTACTCGACATCTGTAATCTCCATTACCTTGTATGTGTTACGTGGCTTGGTGGGAACTACAGCAGCTGTAGCCAGTTCACGCAGCTTCGGCTTGGAGCAAAGTGGGTAGTAATCAAGGACACTCATGATGAAGACTTCCAAATCGAACGCACGAATAGGAGAGGACTGTTCGAGGACGCATTTGTATTTCTGTGAGGCGAGGACAATGCCGGGCTTGTCAGGCTTATCAGAAGCAGAGAGCATTGTAGACTTAGATGCTTCTCGTGTCTTCTTGATGACACTTTCGGCTTCTGTCCAGAACTTGTAGTCGAACATCAGGGCGTCAGTGTTCGAGATATTCTTAGGCGTCTTCTTGTTACGTAAGGCGATGAGATCATTTAACATTGGACTTCTCCAATGTATGAGCAAGCATTGCTGCAGCGAGTTCAGTAAGACTTGTATAAATCTTACCACGATATTTAAACTTAGCTATCTTTAACATATCCGTACTACCTCCATTATATCGTTGTTGTTAACAGTTACTCTGTCCACCTGTCCATCAGGATATAGTTCTAGATAAGTACCAGATGTAACATCGTTGTTATATGATATCCAAATCCTCCATATATGATCACCAAAGACAGCAAACGGCTGCTGCCTTTGATGAACGGAGAATATGCCAATACGCTTACTCATCTCTTCTTGTTCGTAGCAACCTTAGATGAGACGGTAGATTTAGTCATCGCAGCTTTAGTAGCTGCAAACTTCTCATCGATATCGTGGTCAATCTTCTTTTGTTCGACCACGCCATCATTGTTCTCTTCAACGTCCTTGCGACGCTTCTCGGCTTCATCATCAGCTACAGCTGCTGTAGTTGAAGTAGAGTCACCAGTTTTAACTTCGGCTGGCTCCTTCTCTTCAGCTTCATCAATGAATGCCATCGCGACATCGAGGCCAGAGATATCATACATATCCATGACGGTATGGATATGAAATTCCAAACCAAGATGAGGGTTGGTATCACGTTGCTCTTCAACTGCATCACGGATTTGTTGTTTATTGGGCTTGGGCATGGCTACATCTCCTAAACTGAACGACATGAAGTCGCCGGTTACTTTGTGTTGAAGGACTAGAATTTTCTTCCTTCCATAGGGATGATAAGGATAATACGGATCGTACAATCCCATCATAGTCTTTTCTCAAAGACGTTGAAGCGTGGATCATCGTAGAGAGCTACGACATACTCATCATTGATGTTTCGTGTGAGCGTGGTCCTTTCTGTGACAGTTGTCATCGGTATTGGCCCATTGTTGAGTACAACGGTATATATGTACTCCTTAGGAGACTTACCTTGTCTCCTACTCGCAATTCGAGAAGTAAACTTACCTCGCATTATAGCGGTCATTGTTTATATCCTTGTGGCTGGAAAGGCAGGGCTTGAACCTACGACCTGCGGTTTTGGAGACCGCTGCTCTACCAACTGAGCTACTTTCCATCAAAAGAATAGCCAGCCGCAACAAATACGACTGGCTATCGAAGTCAGTTATTCAACATAATCCATATCAACATAATCCATTGGTATCCGTTGATAGGTTATAGGGGGTTCTGCATAACGTTGAGAATGAAGACCATGTACATACATACAATCTTGACAACTGCATGAACTGTATGAGGGACGACCATACCTAAGATGTTCAATGTACCTAGGGTCTTTCCTTGCCTTCTGACAACGCCTGACGACACCACCCCATGTCCAAGGCCGTTCAGCCGCAATGGTTTCAGTATCAGCAAGACCGGGCGTGCTAATACCAGAGTAGGCTATGCCGAGTGATGCGGCAAATCGGGAATTAGCACAAACATAGCCATCCTTATAGTTGTAGGGCTCATATGGATCATGCTGCTTGGCGAATGCTTCGAACTGTTCTATGAGAGTTTGCATGTTATTACTCCTCTGTAGCTACAAGTCCTGTAGTTGGCATAAGAAACAAAATAGTCTTTTACTTCATTACCTACCTCCCGTGTGATATAATCTTATTATAACGCCGTTTTGGAACATTGTCAATAGCTAATATTACCTCTCGGAAGGGAGTACTCTGTTTAATATGGCTTCCCTTTCCATGAGCATATCACTTATCCTTCATTTGGTTGGTGATTTCCTTCCAATACTTGTCATCGTCGTTATGGACACAAGATGCAACGAACGCGACAAACAAGAAAGAGAAGATGAATACAATAACTTCAGTCCATCCGTGCGACTTCATACTTTCCATCCTTCTGTACGATTGCTACCCATGCATGATTGTAAACGTAGATATCCTCATCACGCATATGTATAACGGCAAGAGGATGATAAGGAGGATCACCCGAATACTTAAGAGAATGATTACTTAAATTCATAGTGAAGCCATCAAAGGGGAACCACCCTCCTCCATGACTGTAGTTAGTGTGAAGCTGTACCTTAGCAGGGCGTGGGTCACGTCCATCAAGGAACTCTGGTATGTAACCCATTGCTTCAATGACAGCGGATGCAGGATAATCCTTATTCAGGACTTCAATGACGATCATGTTCACTAGAATACTTCCTCCTGTTCTGCATCTTTTCTATTCCATGATTTGCCATCAACAAACATGAGGGCAAAGAATTCTTTAGGCCATCCGTATTCATGCTTCCAAACCTGCCACTCTCCTTCCTCTTCTGTGTTATAATAGGCAAGTCGTCCGTGTTTCTTCTTCAGTGCTACGAAGATATCAACGTTGAATGGTTTCATTTCTCTTTAACCTGAACTGAGCCATTACTGGCTATTTCTACGATCAGTTCCCAGCCACGCTTTATTGCTTCGGCAATAATACGCTGCTGCTCTTCCGTCGGCCCAACTTCAACTTGTCGCAAGAAAGCCTCGGCGTCTTCGCCTGTCAGTTTAACGAATGGTTTCATCTTTCTTCTCCAGTTTGTATTCGGTTAATCGGATACTCATACGCCGACAGTATCGGATTGCCTCATCACAGAGAGCGATAGTTCTAGCATCATCCTTATGTCGGTTACGAATTAGATGTAAGACTTCACAGACTGTTCTATGTCTTGAAAGGAATGATCCGGGCATTCGCTTAACCTCCATGAGCTACAAGTGTTGTAGTCAAAATAAGGGCCACGCTTTTCACAGCATGGCCCTTTGTTTATTATTCGGCTGCTTCCTTCTTCTCCTCTTCCTTCTTAGGAGTAGCCTTGGTGACGGGTTCGAGGAACTCGTACAATGCCTTGACATGCTTAATCATGTCTTCGGTAAATGAGCCCTCTTGTGCCGTGATGGCTTGACGAAGAGTATTGACCATGCGGCCAAAGTCTTCATCACTGATACCCATCTTAGCTTCACCCTGACGCTTCTCACCCTTGTCAGTGCGGTCACCCTTCGGTGCCTTATGATGATCTGTGGCCAGCTTGACCAAAGACGACATAGTTGGCGACATCGTTGCTCCCTTGACAGGAGTACGACTGTTCATTTGCAGAACACCGAGTTCACCACCAATAGCCTTAGGAGCATTCTTGATGGTAGGAACGAGAATACCTTTCTCGTCTTCAGAGTAGAAGAGATCATTGGTTGTCAGCCCTTGATCACGTAGAACACAAGCGGCCTTGAATGCATCACTTAATCTTTGATTAAGCCGCTTACGATTGTTGAACCTACGAGTATACTCAGCCTCGTTGTCCTCTTTCAGTTGCTTGGTATAGGCATAGGTTTCTTCGACCTTCTTGTCCGTCCAAACATACTTGACGGTATCATCCTCACCAATCTCACGCTTGAGCACACCCATACGGATGAGCACATTACGGTTAAGCTTCTCGACATCCTTGCCTTCACCAAAGATGGCATAGATATCGACTGCATCCTTGCCATCTTCATACTTGATAGAAAGGTCGAATACAGCACGGGTCATTTCGAACTGAAGAAACGTCTTAGCTTCACCAGCCGCATTGAGTGCCCTCTGTGCATCCTCTTCGGCGCCAGCTTGCATTACAAGAGAAATGAGGAACGTGTTGCCAAATTGAGCAACTTCATTAGGCTTGTAAGGCGTAAGCGAGAGTGTACCAAGCTTCTCAGGCGTGACAGGAACGATAGGCTTAGGCTTAGGCTTTTCAGCAGCCGCAGCCTTAGCAGCAGCCGCAGCCTTAGCAGCTTGATCAGCAGCTTCCTTTTCAGCCGCGGCCTTAGCAGCAGCTAGAGCAGGGATAGCTTGATCAGCGGCGGATGGTGCATTCCTAGATACTGGCTTGTTCTTATTTGGCATAATATACTCCTGTGGGGTTAGGTATCGCTTTCCTTTGATACCCCACCTAACTACAAGTGCTGTAGTCAGGAGGGCTACCAAACTTAGCAATGAATGCTCGTTCAATATCACTAGATTTGTTAATCATACTGATGAATGTGTCCCGTGTCTCCTTGTCACGGAACCCATAAACCCCTGCGTTGAGAGTCTTTTGAAACTCAACTGGTATTACTCTCTCATCATAAGGCATAACACCCTCCTTTGTCAAGACAATTTCCTCGCTAACAAAGGCAAAATGCTTATGTAAGGTGTTATGAGCAGGGATATGTACATACATGAAGCTGGCCATATCTAATAATCCCCTTCGTTTGTGCATGAACATGACACACTGCCATTGATCCACGCATCTGATTAGCTGTTTTAGGACAACGATGGTCAACTTGTGTCCATCGGTAGTAATTAGAAGGCCGGCCCTTGACTAGTGCTTCACAACGATACTCATCAGGAGCAGTAAATTCAGGGCCAGCATGGTAACTCATAGGTAATAAATCGCCGTATACAGAAGCCATGCCCAAAAGGGGATTGCCAGAATGGTGGCAAGGATAAGTGTTTTGGGGTTCATACCGGGCTTCATGATGCGAACTCCTTTGTCTGACCAACATAATGCTTCCCATTATCCAGTGTTACAGCTTCCATTACAGTATCTTCAGGAAGTTGCAGAGATATGTAGCAATTGACATGAGTGTCAGCATCGCACGGTGGAAGTGTATAGAGTTGATGTAAGATTATGAACGCCTTAATCATGGTTGCCTCCTATTAGAGAAGAAAGCATTGTAGACAAACAATGCTTCCATTGCGTTGCGTGAAGCAAATTCAGACAACAATTGCCATGCTATAATGAGATTAGGATCGGCATTCCTGTCACGCAGGATTGTCATTGTCTCATGACGATTTGCTGCACTCTTCTGGAAATAGACAATAGATGTTTCCAATCTCTTAATATCACTATCAATGGTCATGATCCTGAACCTCCTTCCATTAGATAGTTTAGTATATCCAGTTGCAACGAATGAGGCAGTTTCCAAAAGTCACTGCCTTGTGGGAATGTATTGAAGCCGCGCCCAAAGGGAACGGCTTCCTTAGAGATACGCTCCAACATAGCGACGAGACGTTGTGTCTCTGCATGTTCAGATAAGTAAGAGCTAGTCATCATCAATCTCCTCATCATGCCAATAGTTGTTATCAGTCAGGACATCAGTACGATATGCTGCAAGCTTCTCATCTTGGCATATCTCACATACACGAGCTAATTCGATGCCACGAGCATCCTTAGCCCACCATGAGTGATGACCACTTCCACAAGGACAAGGCTTGTTGTTCATGCTATTTACTCCTCTTCTGGCAGTTCTAGATACGGCTACAAGTGTTGTAGCCGTAACTGGAAATGTCAGTCTTCAGGCAATTCTACAGCATGGTATACGATATCCTTGATATAATCCTTCTTAGGATCATCGAGATACAAACGAGCATGACGCTCTGCATCACGACGTCCATAAAATGGTATGGTAACATACCACTGACCATACTGACGATAGAAGACTACAGTGTACTCATGGGTCATTGGGTTGCAACCCCCATGTTATCGTCGCTCTGCCTGATGATGACATCAGTATACCGAGCAGACTTGACATCACGCTGATACTTCTCAGCCGCCCTCGATGATTTGTGGTTGATCATATCACGATGGCCAAACTTGGTAAGGCTAGTCGCATTGCGTAGATGAACAGGGATATCAACTTCAACATAACCCTGCGACTCCATTCTCACCCACAGTTGCAAGCGAGGGTTATTCACTGGCAGGGGTATCGGCGATCGCGTAATACGCCTACGATACCAGCGTGTGAACTTGTGATACTCTTCAGATTGTATAAGCATGTTACTTCTCCTCTATTGGCATATTAAATGATGGGATATCATACAAGACTTCTCCATCTATATCGATGAAAGACTTGCCTACATGGTTCCTCATGCTCTGCGCATCCCAATAACAGTTATGTGCATCTTCCGATACACATGGCGGCAAGACGATGAATTGTCCTACAAGGACGAACACTTTAACCACGACTACAACTCCTGTAGTTAGAATGAAGCCAATTGCTTCTCAATATGGCCACCGAAGCGGCCATATGAAGCTGCAATCAGTAAGCAGACTTAGACTTACCAGCCTTAGTTGTAGGCTTGTACTCACCATCACCATTATGCCGCTTAAGATGCCACTCGCGCATCTTGTACTGTTCACCCTCATCGAACTCCAAAGCAACCTGTGATACCAGATTACCTTCCTTCAATTCCATATCGATGAAGCTGTTGACAGCATCACCAATAGACTCAACACCCTGTTCACTGATCTCCAGAGGCTCATGCTTCCATGTAACCACTGCAATACGTATACCAGCCATAACTACAACTCCTGTATTTGGGATGAAGACGAAAAACGCCAAAGGCGCGATATTACTCGCGCCCATGGTATTTGATATTACTGTGCCGACAAAGCAGCCAGCCGCTTCTGTGCATTAGCAAGAGACTTTGTAGCACTGGCAGTCATCTTGGCCTTGCAGGCAACACGGTCAGCTTGACATTGTTTTGCAACTTCAAGCCGCTTGGTAGCCGTCGCGACCGACTTGACAGCCTTGGCCACGTTATCGTCGATAACATCGGCGAATGATGTAGATATATTGAGGAAAGACAACACGACGAGCGTGGTGAATAAGGACTTACGCATGATAATCTCCGTTTTGAAGTAATGTTGACCGAATGATCAACTACCAATTACTTCTATATATGGCCAGCAGAGCCAGCCATATAGGGCTGTAATTAGTTACCAGCGAGCATGAGATAAAAGTATAACCCTCCAACTATGAAGGCTGTAGCACCATACTCAGACAGCCATTGAGTTACATCATACCAGTCCATATCAGCCTCCTATCTTAAGGTATCTGCCATCGGTCTGCTTTTCATATCGTTGTCCTCGACCTAAGCCTAAAGAACAACCCTCACCATCGAAACACTTAGTACATAACCAACCCCATCCACGATGAGTAGCTGCATCATGCATGATATTCTGTGCAGGTTGATTGCATATATCGCAATCTGCTACATCACTACACCAATATACCTGTTTCATCACCTTGAACCCCTTTCATGAGTTATCTTCTTGCTGTTAGTTTCTAGTTTATTATCCAGATATAGATATCTCTTCTGAATAACTATCCAGAATGTCTTATCTATATTATCCATCAACTCAACTGCTGAAACGCCAACCACCCAATTAGCATCAATGAATTGTTCTAATGTTAGCTTGGACATCACTACAACTCCTGTAGTTGGTGGTAAATCCCTCTTTATTCCACAGATTATATGGGATAATACCTACATTTACAATAGATTACTTAAGGCATTAGTCACTTATCTGTGCAACTATTGGCTGAAATAATCCTATATATCTGCTACAAGTCTTGTAGTTGGTGTTTAGTTATCAGATATCGCGAGGGCGTTTGTGGTTTGATGCGACCTCGCGACATCTTGACTACACTTGCTATAGTTCGAACGTGTTCCGTATCTTTACATTGCGGAACTTGCGCATGATATCTTGCACTGCCCACATAAGAGCGGCTTCAATCTTGTCTACTTGCGCGTCAGTGTATTCGTACTGACTTCTATTTGCCAGATTGCCGACGATGCGTATCTTGTCGAGCGCGTTGTTAACACGCAATGGCGTTAACCTTGCGAATGTCTCAGCCTTGCTTTCGTCTTCTGGTATAGCGCCTTCAACTACAGGTGTTGTAGTTGAGAGATCATCAAGTATTCTTGCAGTATTGGTATTCTTGGTAGCGGTCATGTTGGTCTCCTTGGGTTGCAGGCACAGTTCTAGTGAGTTCGAAGGAAGTATGCGCGCATTTACGTTAATGTGCAAGCAACTGGAGGTTGTATTCGTATTGTCTGATTTATCAGACAAATATAATAGCTGCCCCCCTACCCCCCTAGGTTGTAAAAGAGTACAATCGGGGGTTGTAGAAAAGTCGCCGGCGAGCGGGAGCGAGATAAGCCTTATCCCCCGGTATCCCCTATAGCTTGCTATAACAAAAGACACTACAACTCCTGTAGTCAGAATACAAAAAAGCGGCCAGTTGATAAATCAACCAGCCGCAGTCATTGGGAGGAGTAGTAACTAATCAGATATAGTTGCGCTATATGTTGTTAAATAGCAATAGGGATATTTGATGGGGAGGGTAGTGTGATTAGCAATAAGGGTATTTGTTGGGGGTTAACATCGCGCCTGACGGCGTATGATCTTTCTTCTATGGGGGAAGAGTGTGAGCGCAGCCACAGGGGAGGGGGGACTACCAGACTGCGCCCACTTTCTAGATAGACTGGGGGGATAATCTATCTAGAATTGGTGGCGAGTGTGACCAACGGAGGGAAAATCACACCCGCCTAGATAGCAGAAGTTCCGCCGATGAGTGACCCATCGCAACTGCCATCTAATAACTAGTGTGCAGTAATAGGCCGCCTTATCCTAGAACTGCACACTTGGAGCACAGGTATGGAAGAACCGCGCTCTAGCAAGTTGTGTCCAACCAACCTGCTATAAGTACACTACAGAAGTTGTAGCTAGAAGTCAAGACGGACTCCCACATAAGTAACGCCTGCACCGACCACCGTGTTATTGAATGGGAATAACATTCCATAACATATTTTTTGTTCTTATGCAATATATATTTTATATTGTTTTATACATATTTACATTCCACTACAACACCTGTAGCGTGAACTTGCGAATAACAGGAGTTCACATGACAACCAAGGTTACAGTTGATGCTCATGCAGGTTGGCCAGTTAATGTTCAACTGCAGAACAGAAAAGATGCGAAGTCTACAGAGTGGACGACTGTAGAAACACAAGTTGTTCCGGCTATGGGGACGGCTGATATCTATGTTCATCAGACACGTCGTCTGATTGTTGAAGAAGGAGAACGATCCTAATGCCTGCTTACAGCCCTCTATGGGGAGTGTATACTCTCCGTAAAGTAACTACATCGGGAAACCTTCGTCGGTACTTCCGTCTTGCACGACGGACAAGGAAGATACGCGCTCTACTTGATGCATCGATTGGTGCTGTTGCAGGTGGTGCTGCTCTTCTTACACACAAGCGTATTCCTAATTCGCAGACTGAACAAGGTGGTGTTCGTAAGCCTGTTCTCATTACAGACTTGTCGCGTGTTACGGTTGCTGGTGATATGACCATCCTACGTAATATGTTCTCTGAAGATAGCAAGATTGCTACTCCAGTGAACAAGGGTTGGCCTAATCGTCAGACTTGGGCCTAGCTACAGGTGTTGTAGTTGATGATCATAGGAACTGTGAAGATATCTGAGGAGGAAGTTCGGAAGAACACAACTCCTCAAGACATAGAGCGGATGATAGCTGCTAAGTTGGTATATCTTAAAGAGTTAATCATCCGTGAACTGAAAGAGAAGCAATGCCGTTAGCCAGACCCGGTGATCCCTATGTCACAGACAAGGGACAAGTTCTCCTACCCGGTGATAACCCTGAGAATGCTCTTCCTCATGCGAATAGTGTTCTTGGGGCACCGATTGCTAGGAATATAGTTAGTAAACAGAGAAGGACTGTAAAGGAACTTCCATCTGGCGATCCGAATACTCAAACCGCCATCAATGCTGTTATTGTTTATCAGCTTTTAGGTATGACTGATAATGAGATGTCGTTTATTACCCACATAGCTGTGGAAGATATACAGAAGATACGTCGTCTTGAAGCCTATCAGGAGACGTTCGAAATCCTCTTTCATGAGATGATTGGTGTTAATACCAACTCTCTTCAGGCGAAGATCGCCTCGTTTGCCAGTGATGCTCTCGATAATGTCATGTACATCGCTGAAAACTCTGAACATCAGCTAGCGAAACTCAAAGCTAATCAGGATATACTTGACCGTGCTGGTCTACATCCTGAAACCTTGTTTGGTAAGAACAAACAGGAAGACGGCTTTGATAGTCTGAAGATTGTCATCTCTGATAGTAAGGATGAACAGACTAAAGTAGACATAGACTTAAGGAAGCGATCAAATGGCCGTACCGACTAATAAATCAGGTTATGCCTCACCGGGTGTAATTATATGGAGGCTTACGGATACAGATGGCACTGGTCTGCCCATGAACAGATCACTCGCTCCTGATAAGACTGTACAGGTCGGAGGCACATTTAACTCTGGTACGGTGACTATTCAGGGTACGAACGATGATCCTAAGAAGGATATCCCTACTCAGTGGGATACACTACATAATCCTCTTGGGACAGTATTAACGTTCACGACGGCAAGGATTGATGCAATCATGGAAAACCCTCTGTTCATTAGGGCGATCATGACTGGCACAGTTGGTGCTGCTGCTGTGAAGGTAACAATCTGCAATAAAGGCTTCAACGCATGAGCAAGCTTCATGAAACTGCGTTTAATTTCGCACAACAGTATTCTGCTTTGACCGAATTCGCTACAGCACTTGTAGCTGAAGGGCACGATGAGGAGAAAGCGAAGAATTTGAAGTCCGAAATCTCACTGCTTGAGGCCTCCTTAGGTCAGAAGAAGTATCAAGTGGATCAGATTACGATTGCGATGTCGGCTCATAAGGTCCAATTGGAGCAAGTTCAGAAGGACATCAACAGAAAGTTCGATGAAGCTACTGAGAAGGCCAACATCATCGTCAAAGATGGTGAAAACAAGGCTGTTGAGATCATCGATAAGGCAAGACAGCGTGTAGCGAGCATCAAAATCGAAGCCGCGAAGGAACAAGACGAGGCAAGCAAGCGAATTGCTGATCTACAGCGTCAAATTGCTGACCTTGAGGCATATAAGAAGTCTCTTGATGCATCACTTCTGGTCTTGAAACAGAAATTCGCGTGAGGATTTGATATGGCTAATGCACTTTACCCCATAATGAAGCAGGCATGGCTCTCTGGCTCTGCTGACATCTCACTAAACATTAATACCGCACAGGATGGTGTCTTCTGTCAGCTTTCTGACACTGGTGTCTCTGCATACAGTGCTGCACATGACTTCTATGATGACATTGTAGCTCGTATTGTAGGTACATCGCAGCGTATCTCGACACCTACTGTTGTTACTGGCCTGTTTGATGGTGACAACCTCACCTATACAGCAGTTGTAGGTGCATCCGTTGAAGCACTTGACCTCTATCGACATAATGCAGGTGCTAATACGACTTGGCGACTTGTTGCTTACATCGATACAGGACAGACTGGCCTTCCAGTTACGCCTAATGGTGGTGATATCACTATAACATGGGATGCAGCAGGAATATTCCAGTTATGAGTCATGATCCTCTCTTGACAGCGAGTACAGACAACGCTCGTGAGTTGTTTACTCGCTTTGGTCAACAAGCTAACGGCTTTGCTACAGAAGATGTAGTTGGAGCAGCACTTAATCTCGTCATCAATGGAATTCGGCAGACATATTCATCTCGTGATGAGGCCGAGAAGCATTTCGATGAACTGCTCGGTAAAACTAAGGCTGTTCTCATGGATCATTATGATATCCTAGGTCGTAAACGGGGTGTCTTTCCATTTGATCAGACAATCGACATGAGTAAGATAGACTTCAGGCAAAAAGGCTGGAAGTAATGGATTTATTGTTGCGTAGTTGGTTTGATCCCGACTTTGTTGGGCCTGCTGTCATTCCATCATCGCAGTTCATCAATGCTGCCATGTTCACTAATCAACAGAGCTTTAAGGTGGCGGCGGTTGGTGAACCTCCTCCAATACAGAACATCATTGGTACGAAGTTTGTTAATCAACAGTCATTTGCTACAAGTGTTGTAGCTATACCGCCTGCACCGCCATATCGTGTGAAGGTTAGGAATGTAACTACATCAGGTAGCGTTGGTAGCGTTGCTATTGTTGATGATCCTGCTAATCTGCCACAGCAATTCCTAGACGTTAACTTTCCTGTATCTGGTGCTGGTTCCAATCTAGGTGTCAATGCTCTGAGCTTTCCCGGTGCTGACCTTGGTGCAAAGATTAACGCTGCATATGATGCTGGTAACTTTGACATCTTTGTTCCGAATAGTGCTGGTTTAGTTATAAGCACTCCTATTAGAATGCATCACTCTATGACGCTTCGGTTCTCCGAGCGTTATCCTCAATTCATCGATTGTAAGACGAATAATAAGCCTGTGTTCGAAGCAAGTGAACTGAATTGCAGGAACTTCAACATAGATGGTGGTTTCTTCCAAGGCAATGCTGTTCAGACGCCAAGTTGTTTATTGCTGCTGTCCAGTAACTCTAGTGGTACACAACAGGGTTCTAACAAACCACTCTCTAATATTGAGTCACAAGGCCATTGGGGTGTTGGCGTTGTTATTCACATTGCGGCAGAGGTTTGCATATACGAGAACTGCAAACTGAACCAAGGTGGTAAAGGTGATAGTCCTTGGGCTGGTCATCAGAGTACTGTGACTATGGGCAATGCTGACTATTGGGGTGTTCCATGGGCTTATACGCAGCCGAACACTCATCAGCAGAGTACATCAGCTATCATCTTTGAGAACTGTCAGTTTGGTGCTGATATGGCGAATAGCAATCAGACAATGATGCTTATGAAGGGCCAAGTTGAAGACGTACAAGTAAATGGCACTTACATGAACGCCGTTGGTAAGTGTCACTTCCTATTCGAGCCCGGCTTTACTGCTCTTAATGGTTGGACTTCCTCACGTCGCATCAAGATATGTGGTGGTGGTAGAACTGAAACCAACAAAGGAGTTACTTGGGCTGGTATTCCTGTCGTTATCGTGGATGGACTAAACCAAGGTCAAGGCGTCTTTATGCTGACCATGGCTGACTTTGGTGTATTCATAGGCGGTGGAATGTCTCATACAACTCCGATGATCCGTGTCATCAATGGGGGAACGATTAATGGCTTAGCTATGCCTCAAGGCATATACATTGAGCCTATGACAAATAAGTTGATTGATAACCTTGTATCCGACATGAACGATGTTGCTATCAGTATGCCACTCAACATGGATATCACCTGCACAGGTAAGACGTTCAACAACTGTTATATCAGGACAAGGGGTAACATCTTCGGCAACGTCGCTGCTTCTTCTAGAATACGAGCAGCTAACTTCAACAATTGGTAAGGAATATAGCCATGATCATTCTTGGTTCTACTAGTGACCTTATTCGCATTATCACAGGTTCGACAGGCGATATTAGGGCTCATGCTTCTTGGATAGATAATAATGCTGGTACAATCACAGTAGGCCGTACTAATACTGCGAGTATATCCACGGCCACTACAACTACTGTAGTTGGTTCGCCTGCTGCCTCTACACAAAGAAACTGTCGGCATCTGAACATATTTAATAACCATGCCACTACATCAAACTTAATAACCATTGAACACTTCGATGGTACTACGGCTGAGCAACTATGGAAGGGGACGCTCCTTGCTGGTGAGAGCCTTGTTCTCGACCAAGGTGGTCGGTGGACCTATTATGATGCAACTGGCAACGTGAAAGCTTCTATATACCCTGCCGCATCGCAGGCTGAAATGGAGGCAGTAAGTAGCAATGTAGTAGCAGTCACTCCTGCGAACTTGAAGTGGCATCCTGCCGCAGCTAAGTTTTGGGTGAAGTTCACAGGCAACTCGACTACCATCCTTGCCAGCTACAATGTCACCAGCATTACTGATGGTACTACACAGGCGACTATTACCCTCGCAACAGCGTTCTCTAGTGCAAACTGGTGCTGTGTGACAAACTGTGAGTGCTCTGCTGCAACTGTCGCCGCGTGGAGAGGTTCTGCTACATTCACTCAAACGGCGTCTACTGTTATTGTCTTCGCTGTGGATGCTACAGCTACACAACTTCTCGCCGACCCAACCTCATGGCACGTTGCCGGATATGGAGATCAGTAAAATGGGAAATGCAGTTCAACACATCGCCATAACACTTGATAATGGCTCACTCGAAATCATGTCCTTCTTCTTAGATGGCCGATCAGATACACTTCCACGTGGAGCAGTGTGGGATGACACTGGTGGTACGTGGACTCGTAAGCCGTCGAAGGAAGCTGTGGATGATGAGATTGAAAGGACTTACGCTGGCTCGAAAGCAAAGCCAACGAAGTATCGTCTTATCGACTTTGCAGATATTCCTACAGATCGCTCCAATCGTGCAAATTGGAAAGACGACGGAAAGAAGATTGGGTAAATGACTGCTGCTCTCGTTCCCGGCCAAACTGCCAGTGCATTTAATGGAGCTGGCGCTAGCGTAAATGTTGTTCTCACCAACAATCCTACAAGGGGAAGTCTTGTAGTTGTTGGCGTAGTTCATGGCGGTGTTACAATAACTGCCACTGTGGCTGACAGTGCCGGGAACGTTTATAAGCCCACTCCATTGTCTCCAGTAACACTTGATCCATTTGCAAGGATGTATAATTTCTACTTGCAGGATGCACCGCCAAACGCGAGCAAAACCATCACAGTAACACTTAGTGCATCTACGGATACTACTGTGAATGCAGCAGAATTCTCGGGTGCGGAAAGGTTCTCCTCTGTAGTTGATACGGAGGGGGCGCATAATAATGCTGCCTCACAAACAAACATAAATGACCCGACACTGTCTCCTAATGCTGATGGTGAGATACTTTTTAATACTTGTGCTGGTTCTATAACATCCGCAGACAGTCCTTGGACTGGCGTTGGTACAATTGCTAACGGGAACTATGCTGAGTATCTTATTCAAGGGAAGAGGGCTACACAGGCTGTAGCTTATACACAATCTCCTGCAGGTGTTTGGGGTATAGTAGCGACATGCTTTATGGCTGCTAATCCGATAATTATGAAGCCCATAGTTCAACCTGCGGATGATGAGAGCGGATGGATTAGTGAGACTACACAGATCAAGGAGTGGTGGGGCAGTGATGCCTCACTCCGAGGTTGGCTTGATGCTGATTTTATAGTTCCAACTGTTACTACACAGAACATCACTGGAGTTAAGTATAATAATACACAGACATTCGGTGTTGCTACCGTTGGACGTGGGGCAGTTAATATAACAGGTGTGAAATTCACCAATTTGCAGTCATTCGGTGTTGCGAAACTTAGTCTCAACATTGTAGGGACTAAGTTTACTAACAACCAGACCTTTGGTGTAGCCACCATTGGCAGAGGAGTTCGAAATGTTACTGGCGTTAAGTATACTAACAATAATACATTTGGGGCTGCTATCGTGGGTCGTGGTAGCGTTAATATCGCTGCTGTTCGATTTAACAACGCAACCACGTTTGGTGCTGCTAGTATCTCTAGTATCGCTCGTATACTTGGTGTTAAGTTCAATAATCCTAATGCGAGTGGGACAGCTATATTAAGGTCAACGTATAGTATAAGCGGTGTCAAGTTTACTAATCTACAGAGCTTTAAGGTTGCAGTCGTTTCATCTGGTGCCAGCGCAATCATTGGTACAAAGTTTACAAACTCACAGGCATTTGGTGTGGCAACTATCGGTCGAGGCGTAGCCAACATCAGTGGTGTTAAATTCACGAATGCACAGACTTTCGCTACAGCAGTTGTAGCTAGTTTGCTTCAGACGATCGACGGACATAAATTCACGAATAACAGTCAGTTCTTTGCATCTGCTGTGGCTAATGTTAGCGGAGGTGGAGGAGGCGTGCCGATCATCAACGATTGGCAGCGTCATACTCGTAGGAACCGCCGTTAATGCCTAGATACAATATCATTGAAGGGAATATGCATCATCAGTTTCTTCGCTGTACGAAGAAGCTGCAAGTGATCGCTGGAGGCTTTGGCAACGGTAAGACAGCCGCCGTATGCATCAAGGCTCTACAGCTATGCAAGGACTACCCCGGCTGTAATGGATTGATCGCCCGTGAAACGTATCCGAAACTCAACGATACCATTCGTCGCGAATTCTATAAATGGTGCCCCATTGATGCGGTTAAAAGGTGGCCTACGAAAGACGACAACACGCTCATCTTCAAGAACGGCTCGACTGTTAACTTCAGATATATCTCACAAAGGGGTAAGCAATCAGTTGATGGGCAAGTCACATCTAACCTACTATCCGCAACCTATGATTGGGTCATCGTTGACCAGATGGAAGACCCACAAATCCAACATAAAGACATGTTGGACTTACTCGGTCGTCTCCGTGGATCAACACCTTACAAAGGTAGTGACCCTTCTTTCCCAATGAGTGGCCCTCGTTGGATGATGTTAACTGCCAATCCGACAGCCAACTGGTTCTATAAGAAACTAATCAAACCTTACCATCGCTGGCGAGCTACAGGTCTTGTAACAGAAGACTTGATACATAATCCTGTTACTCTAGAGCCTCTAATGGAGGTCTTTGAAGGTTCTACGTATGAGAATGCTCACAACCTAGAAGAGGACTTCATTCAAGGTCTAGAGGCTAGCTATAAAGGCCAGATGCGTTCTCGCTTCCTGATGGGTGAGTGGGCAGCCTATGAAGGTTTAATATATCCTGATTTCTCTGCACCTATGCATATGGTACCTCGTAAGGATATCGAAGAGGTACTCGAAGATATATTTAATCATCATGAGACAGTAGAGAACTTTGAATGCTTTGATTTTGGCATGGTTAACCCTTCGTGTTATATGCTTGGCTTTACTGACCATATGGGTCGTGTCTTTATCGTAGATGGTTTCTATAAGGCTCACATGTCTATGGATGACATTGTAGATGCCATAGCCATCCGTAGGGAGAAGTATGATCATGTTATCGACTTCACAAATCCTATATGGGCCGATCCAGTTATCTTTAAGCGAACCGTTGTTAATGGCACAGGTAAGGGGACGGATACCATTGCACGGCTACTCATGTCTAAGTTTGAGGGGCTATCGATTAGAGCGGGGCAGAACGATAAATTGCAAGGGATTACAAAGGTTACAGAGTATATCATCCCACGGGTCGGTATGCATTACAAACCAGAAGAAAAAGAGGGGCCGATGATCTACATTAACTCTGAACTGACATGGTTTGAAGATGAGATTGTCGCGTACTTCTGGAAGGTAAGTACCGAAGGTGAGAGATTAGACGAGCCTAAAGATGGTAATGATCACGCTATGGATGCTCTGAAATATGGAGTATCTAAACTGCCAGAGGCATCTTCTTTACACTTCATGAAGCCTAAGAGCATCCCTGAGTGGATGAAGTGGCAAGAGATAGACGAAAGAGACAGACATGGCTAACCCTCAGCAACAAGTTCTCGATACTGTCCTAGAGAACGATAACGAACCAGATACAGCTGCTGTAGTTGAGGCGGATGATGAAGCAAGTTATCTACCTGCCAAGGGTATGTCGATACCTGTACCGAAGAGCTTCGGTAAATATGTTCATAAGCTCTTCGATGAGACACGGGAAGCATATCGTGTTGATCACCAGAAATGGGACAGAGCCTTTGAACTCTATCGCCAGTGTGGGGATGAAGGGCTTCGTCTTGATGACGATACCGAATACAAATTCCATCTTGAGAACGAGGCTGATGAGAACATCATACGCAACAACGTTCGAACCATCATGCGTTCAACGTATATGCAGAACCCACATATCGAGTTTACCGACGTTACGCAGGACTTACTTGCCGAAAGCTTGGAATATCTCATAGACTACATGTTGAATAAGCAGACCTATCCCGGCTTGAACATGAAGATGAAGGCTCGCAAATGGATATTGCACGGTCAGTTGACGAACTTCGGCGTCATCCGATTGGACTATCAGAAACATGAGGGGAGTCAGCAACAGGCAGTTGATGAGTTGCACAAACTGGAAGACAAGCTGCGTACGGCTAAGAACCCTCAGGATGTTAAGGACATCTATGCACACTTGGAGAGGCTGCATAAACAGTTGCCGCTTTCAGAGGCAAAGGGTTTATCTATGACTAATGTTATGCCTCATAGGGTATGGGTTCCTGTAGGCTGTAACTTCATCGATCTGTGTGATGCTCCATGGCTAATGGAAGACTTCGACATGGATCGCACGTACATGCTTCAGACATACTATGAGAAGAAGCGTGACGGTACATATAGGATGAGGTCACATCCTAAAGCAACTACAGAAGTTGTAGCTGATGAGGATGGCATAAAAGCTATTGAAACAAACATCGTTGATACAGTCATGAACACGATGACGCAGGAGCAACGAGAGTTGAAGAAGAAGGATACCGTTCTCTGTGTATACTTCTACGATAAGCTGCTTCGCAGGATCAGTCTGTTCAATACTGAAGACTGGACGCATCCACTGTGGGTTGAAGATGACGATATGGGCTTGTCGCGGTTCTTCAGGCATTTCATTATCTCCTTTGGGGAGCCCATCGAGGGAGTCGTTCAGCCCGGTGAGATATCATATTACATTGGGCAAGTGAACCAGATCAATCAGGTTAACAGAAAAGCTGCACAGATAAGGAATACAATATTCAATACACTTGTGTTCAATCGTAAGAGTGTTGATGTCAAGGAAGTGAACAAGCTAGTTCGGCACTTGAGAAACCCGAACATGGTTCGTGCGTTTGGCATTGCAGACGATGCAGAGGGGAGGAAGATATCCGAAATCCTTGAAGCATTGGTCCCACCGGCGTTTGAACATAAGGAAGTATTCGACACCACGCAGCTACGTGCAACTATTGATCGTGCTGCATCAGTTGGAGCGATAGAAAAAGGTGAACAGTTTAAAACAAATACCACCAATGAGCAGGTACAGTATTACCAGAACAATAGACAAGAAACGACTGGCGTCCTCATTGATGTCATCGAAGAAGCATTTGAAGCCCTTGGTTGGGCAATTAGCGAAGTGCTTGTATCGAAGTACAGCAAGGAAGAGATAACAGAAATCGTTGGACCAATTAAGGCAGAGGGTTTTGAACCCATGTCTGTGATAGAGTTCAACCAGAAATACCGGATGGAGTTAGCAGCCGGTAGTATAGAGAAGCCAAGCTCTGAGTTTAAGAAGAAGGAGGCTTTGACAATTGCACAAGCACTTGGTCAGGTTGGTCAAGCTGCACCCGGTACTACCATGAAACTGATGCTTCGTATGTTTGAGGCGGCCTTTAGCAACCTTCTGGTGAAGAAGGAAGATTGGGCGACACTCGATACGGAGATCACAGCGAACCTAACGAAAGGAGTAAGCACAAGTGGCCCGCCAACAGGACAACAACAACCCCCCGCAGCGCCCCCAACGGCAATTAAATGAGACAGAGAGTGCTCATAACGACATTCTGAAGAACTTCGCTGATCCAGACGATGCGGATGACGATGATCTGCGAACTGGTGCCAATGAAGAGAGCATCTTCGAGGATGACGTTGATGATAATGAACCGCCAGAGGAAGTTCGTGACGACGATACAGGCGATGATGATGTAGATGATAATGAAGACGAATTAGCTACAGCACCTGTAGTTGACGATGACACGCGTAAGAATGAACAGTTCAAGTTCAAGCAGGATCGTGAAGGGAATTTCATCGACAAAGATGGGAACATCGTTGTCCGTAAGGGTAAGCAGCGTGATCTGTTCGTCAAGATCAAGAAAGCTTATAATACAGAACGTGGTAAGGTCGAGAAGATATCGCAGGACTTTCAGGAGACTGTCTCCGCTGCGAAGTTACTTCTCAAAAGATATAATGAACTGAAGGCTACCAAGAACTTTGCTGAGAGCGTCGGCTTGTCCGAAGACGAGGCAAAGACTGCTGCCGAAGTACATGCGTTGATCAAGCTTGACCCGAAGGCTGGTGTCAGGAAGATATTGACAATGCTGCACCTAGGTGGCACAGATTTGTCTGAAATTGGCGTTACGGGTCCGTTAGACGCCAAGACTGTAGCAGAGCACGTTGTTGCCATACAGGAGGCGAAGCGACCCAAAGAGAAGTCCGAAGAGGACAAGGCAGCAGAGATAGCGAACGCATTTCTCGAACGGCATCCGAGTGCAAGGCAGTATGTAGGAGCGCTTGCAGAAGCGAAGAGACGCTTTCCAGTGATGACGTATGACGAGATATGGTATCAGCTATTGCTTCATGCGAAGCAACGTGGTCAGCAACAGCAGTCCAACGGTGCAGATGAGGGTCAACGCCCTCCCGGAAGAACATTTCCTAGGAACTCGAACCGTGCTACAGGTGTTGTAGCTGACAGAGGTAAAAAGCTGTCACTCAAATCTGTAGACCCTTCGCAGAGTTTTAGCCAGATCGGTCGCGATTTGTTACGCGACCTTAATGCACTGGAAAGATAAATGGCTACTCCTGAAACAATCGCACATGCGATGGCTAACCGTAGTCGCAAGAAGCTTATCCTTGCGGCTACCCTCTCTGGCGGCATCTATACCTACCTCGCCGCTAAGGGTAAGATTAAGATGGAAGATGGCGGACCCGAAATCGAAAATCCGCTGATCACCGGCTCAAATCCGAACGTTACGACTGCAACGTACTACGATACAGTACCTGTAGATGAAACGTCGGAATTCGACACAGTGCTGTACAACATGACTCGCATGGTTGGCACACTGATTATGTCTGAACAGGAAAGTGATGAAAACCAAGGTGACGCGGTGATCATCAAAATCCTTGAGGGCAAGATCACTGCTCTCGAACAAGCTGTGAAGAAGTTCCAGCGGACCAAGGCAGCTAGCCTGAATACCGGCTCTGACCCGAATGGTCTGCCTAATCTCCTTCCTGCTGATCCGACAAGTGGTACGATTGGCGGTCTGAACCTCGCAAATGAGATGATGTTCCGTCCGTCGGCGTATGACTTCGATGGTGGCCTCGACGAGAACAACATCGAAGAAGCGTTTGATGATATTCTCCTCGACCTCACTCACGATGACGAAAGCCCCAATGTCATCTTCGTGGGACGAAATATCTTCAGGCTGCATCGTGCGGCTGCTCGTGACAAGACACAGATTAGTCTTGGTGCATCTGGCTTTGGAAAGCAGCTTATCAACCTCGGGATTAAAGGGACGACCCATCAGGGCATTCCAATGATCTACGATGAAGCAATGGCACCTGATGACTTCTACTTCGTGGATGATCAGTATATGTGTATTCATGTACTATCGTCAGCTAACATGAAGGTGAAGAAACTCGTGGCGCCATGGAACCAAGACGCTATAGGTAGACGGTACATCATGGAATACCAGCTTTGCAGCTGGAAGAACTATCGTACCCACGCCTACGGCACCAACACATAAGGTGAACAATGGCACTGAATAGTGAAGGTATGAAAGGACCACGATTGGCGTTCGTGGTCCGTCCGATCAAAGGCAACTTTAATCGGCCGAAGCACAAGATCGTGAAGAAGAAGATTGAGACTAGCTTGGAGAAAGAAGCAGCTGGTTACATTGTCTATATGCCAAATGGCACGAGTTACCACCTGACGCACAAGCAGCTTCTTCATCACGGTTTTGACAAACAACCGACTATAATTAGCTTTGAGACTGTGAACGATACCAAGACTCCAGTCGGTAGGTATAAGTTCGCAATGGATGACAAGCAACGAAAAGTCGCTTGGGCCGAGATGGAACAACAGGTTATCAAAGCCTGTCAACGCCGTCACGGTCCTGTGACCGTTGGAGACGAAGATGGCATCACAAGTTAGAGGAAACTTCATCGAAGGGTTCAATTACTACGTCCCTTCGATGCAGGCTGGGAGTGATCTCGGTCAGCTACGCAAGACAAGGATAAGCTTCGGTGCTCCTCCTGATGTTCTTGCTACTGGTATATTGTCGGCACAGTCTATTGCTGCTGCCGTTGACACGACTACATTCAATGTACTATATACGAACGCTAAAATGGGGCCATTCGGACGTAATTTGACCGTGGTGGCTTCCGGTGCTGCAACAAGTAACGTTACGGTGATAGGTAGAGATTACCTTGGTCAACCGATGCGTGAAAGTTTCACCCTGAATGGTACAACTCCTGTAGTTGGCCTGAAAGCTTTCAAGTACATCGATCGTGTCACGGCTGGCCTGACGGCTGGTACGACAATCAACCTTGGATGGGGGACCAAGTTCGGCCTCCCATGGAAGACGAGAGCAGTCTATCGTGAGTATGTGGATCAAGTTGTTGCAGCCGCAGGTACACTTGCTGCACCAGTATTAACTGATCCGCAAACTACCACGACAGGTGATCCACGCGGTACATATGTGCCGACTACGACACCTGATGCCGTGAAGGTGCTGGAAATCGATGCAGAAATCGATGCTGGTGTGAATGCTGCCGGACGTGGTGGCCTTCATGGTATTCAGCAGTTTAATGTGTAAGAGGTAATGACATGGCCTACAAATCTGCACAACTGTTAATGCTAGACGTGCAAAAGGATGTGGGCCTTGTCAATGGAACAGCGGTTCAGACATACACTGAACCGCTGATCTATCAGGCTATTCAAGTCATATTCGACATGATGTTCCGTAAGCGGTTTTGGGATCACCTGACCGATTGGCATACGGTAACAGTCAATGGAACCACGGGGCTGCTGACTACTGATATCGATGCCTTCTGTAAAGGCTTCGAGGATATTGAATGTATATATCTTAGTGACTTTTCCAGACAACTCGTAAAGCCGTATGATATGAGTTATAAGATAATCAATGGCAGTGCAGCTATGTATTATACACCTATCGTGTACGATGCCGCTGCTCCAGATTTGTTCACAAAGAAGGTAATTCAGTTCTGGCCGCTCGCAGCTACAAGTGTTGTAGCCCTACGGTGCAGGACGAAGCCAATCGATTTCGTACCACAGGATATCGTTCCTTTCCCATCAGACATAATAGCAATGGGGGCGGCTTGGAAGCTGCTCGAAAGCGATGGGATAAATCCGGCTGCTGCACAACTCTCGCAGCAGATGTATGAAATACTCTACAGTGACTATATCTCGTCCCTCTCCGAAGACGTGGTTGGTTACGGTGGCGGAAGTACACATGCTCCTCTCACCATTCGGACGATTTAAGCTAAAGATTGCTCGCAAGGCTCAGCCTAGACCAGAAGAGGTCACACTTGATGACTTCTCTGGTGGCTTAGACTTGTCTGAGAATGACCTCAAGCTGAAGAGTAATTTCAGTAAGGTAGAACGTAACGTACACCGTGACGTAGACGGAACTAAATCTGTTCGTTGGGGTACAAAGTTTAAATTCGATGTTGCTGGCACTGTCACTGGCACCATACTAGAGATGGTATACTTCAGAGACAAGCTAATAGACTTCATGACTACTGGTCAGATCGCTACTGTCACTGAAGCTGGTGTCAAAACGGCTATATGGACTGCTGCTATCGCTGCGGCTCTACCGGGGGCACCGGGTTTCTGGACTAATGGCCTGACACAGATAGACACAACAGAGTTCAAGAATGAACTCGTCGTGGTGAATGGTATAGATAAGCCTATATTAATCAGTAAGACACACACTGTTACGTATTTGAATGACTTACCAACAGGGAGTAATGTAAATGTCCCAATCGCTAAGTACGTTACTACTGTGGGTAACTACTGCGTTATGGCTGGCGTCGCTGCTACTCCTGATGTTATTTACATATCTAGTGCTGGCACATCTGGAACTTGGCCCGGCGATCCCGCACCAAATGATGCATTGTCTATCAACATAGCGAGTTATACGGCACAACAAGGCGGTGATATACGAGGGTTATCGAGTTTCAGGAACTTCCTTATCATTCACTTTGCTACGACTTCAGTCATCATGGTCCTTGGTGAGTATGTATCTGCTGTTCACAAGCCTAGAGTTCTCGATACCATCCCTGAGCATGGAATTATCAGTCATCGTACAACGATCATTCTAGAGAATGACATCTTGTACGCTGATGAACTCGGTGTGCATAAAGCAAGGCGTAACACCTTCGGTAATGCTCTTGAGAGTGAGAAGATATCACTCCGAGTACAGAAGGAGTTCGTTGCTGATGTCATGCCTGACTCGGCTAATCGGCTAAAGACATTCGCTGTGCATAATAAGAGTGAGAATAGGGTTATGTACTTCCTGTTCTCTGGCACAGCTTATAAAATATACACGGCCACATACAATGAGGGTGTGAAGAAGGTTGCTTGGAGTAAGAAAGACGGCTGGTCATATACAAGTGGCTTGGTAACTACCAAAGGGCGTGTGTTCTTGGCCAGAGGCACAAAGATGTTCCAGTACGGAAATGGCATCTTTGCTGATGAGGATTACACAGCAGACGATATCGATGAGGATGATGGAAATTGGGTGACAGCTACAGCATATGTAGTTGGGGACCGCCGTCGGCAAGCTGGCATAGTTTATCAAGTGTTGATAAGTCATACATCTGGAACGTTCGCCGCTGACCTCGCTGCTAACTTTTGGGAAGTATATGTAGGACAGCCTATCAGCTTCGATTGGGAGATGCCTTGGACTGACACAAATAACCGTATGCGTAAGAAGCGTGTCAGCTTTATTGCTCTCGATACTCTTGGCATGGCGACGTTTACACTGCAAGTATATGTAGACAAGATACGTGTAGATGCCCTCGGTTTTGATGACCCAATGCTAGAGATGGAGTTCGTTGCAGGTGACAGTCCCGGATATGGTGGGGGTGACCAGCCATATGGCGGTGGTAGACGTGCTGCTGACGAACGCTTGTGGGGCTTCCCTGTAGAGTTCAAGATAGCGAAGCTGAGAATACTCGGCTCTACGAAAGAGAGATTGCAGATACTAGCTATCTCACTGTTGATTGCTAAAGGAACATTCAAGCGATGAGCGTCTTCACAACCAGTCTGCATCTAGAGTTGAAAGACTTCAACATTGTTACTTGGCACGATGCTGTCAATGGTAACTTCACCATCCTTGATGCAGCATTCAGAGCATTGACAGGTCTAGTCACGCAGGGCATCTGGCTGAACAATACAGTCTATACGATTGGACAACGTGCCATTGATAATGTCACAGGCAACATCTGGACTGTTAGTGCTAATCATACTTCAGCTGCTGCCCCTACAACCTTTGCACAGGATAGAGTTGCTCATCCTACATACTGGACGTTGTTTACGGCTGCTGTGAATAACCGTGGTGCATGGGTCACTGCCACGAATTATAATGTTAACGATTTCCTGTCTGACAACAATCGCTTTGGTGTTGTGAAGACGGCTTATACTAGTGGTGCTAGCTACAACGTTGATGTTGCCAATGGTAATATCACAACACTGATTGACATGACTGCTTATGTCACTGGTGGCATTGGGCAATCAATTAATGCTGCTACAGCGAAAGCTACACCTGTAGGTGCTGATCAGTTTGGCTATGCTAACAGTGCTGATAGCAATAACTTAGTTAAGTTTACTTATACACAGATGCTTGCTGCGATATTCAATGCACCTACGATTGTCTCACCTACAATGACAGGCAGTCCTGTTGCACCTACTCCTGCTATTACAAGTGATGACACGTCGGTTGCAACTACAGCATATGTAGATAACAAGTGCGAAGTGCAAGCAAGGCGAAACCTGATTACTAATCCGTCTATGCAGATTAGTCAGGAGAATAGCACAGTAGCCGGTGGTACAACTGGATATCATGCTGCTGATGAATGGGCCATGTTCTTCTCAACATCGGCTGGTGTGTTATCTTTTCAGAATGTAGTATCTGTCACACCGAATGGTGAAAGAAATCGTGTTCGTCTGTCGGTAACAACGGCTGATGCAGCACTTGCGGCTGGTGAATTTTTATATATCCGTCAGATGATGGAAGGATATACTGTTGCTGCCCTTCAATGGGGTACAGCAAGTGCCAAGACTTTAAGGCTTCGCTTCGGTTTCAAAGGGCCTGCTGGAACATATACAGTAGCAGTCAGAAATAGTGCTAACGATCGTGCATACGTTCGTGAATTTACCATATCTGGTGGACAGGCTAATACTGATACAGAGCAATCACTAACGTTCCCCGGTGATACAGCGGGGACATGGTTAAATACGAATGGTATAGGGATACAACTAATCTTTGCTCTTGCTACTGGCTCGACATTCCAAACAACGCCGAATGCATGGCAGGCAGGCAGCTTCTTTGGGACTGCTGCTAGTAGTAATGGACTAGCTGTGAACACTAACGTTTTTGAACTGTTCGATGTCAGTGCATATGGTGACTTTGAAGGTATTGCTGGTGTCTCTAGATGGGTATCCCCACTAGTCAATGAGGTATTAGCAAGGTGTCAAAGATATTATGTAAACAACTCCTTCCTTAAGTTTACTGGCGATACTACGAACACAGTGGCCTATGGTGTAATGGCCTTCTTTCCTGTAGCAATGCGGGCCGCGCCAACAATCGCACAGGTAAATGTTAGTAACACGAACTTTGGGGCAACTCCCGGCATTTTCGCTGGCAGTAATACTACGACTAGTTTCCAGTCACAACGAACAGCAACTGGTACAGGTGGTGGTGCATATACAGAGACTTGGGAAGCTAATGCGAGGTTGCAGTAATGGCCGTCATTGGTCGGTTTAATAAAGATGGTAGTGTCTGTATCGAGCTAGCTGGAAAAGTTACCACGATACCTGTGGACAATGATAATAAGGATTGGCTACAGATACTCGATCGTTTAGCTGCTGGTGATACAATTGACCCATATGTGGAACCTGTAGTTGATCTGAGTGCTATAGATGATGCGGAGATTAACCGTCAGTTGCTACAGCCGGGGTCGGTGGTAAGGGCATTAGCTACTGTTGTGTTTAAGGACATGAAGAGTAGAAATGCAGCATTAACCTTAACGCAGTTTAAAGCACTGCTGAAAGCGGAAATGAGATGAAATGGCGTGAAGCGAAGTCACTTGAGCAGTTGCTTAAGCAAATCAATGCGAAGTGGCCAAATCGGAGTAAGTTGTCTGATGGTACGATTGGTGACGCCGCTCATGCCAAGACTAAGAGTGACCACAATCCTAATGAATTTGGCGTCGTCTGTGCGTTGGATGTCACGAACGATCCAACTACAGGACCTGTAGCTAGACAGCTAGCTGACATGCTAGTTGCTTCTCGTGACGTAAGGATAAAGTATATCATCTCTAATGCACAGATATGTTCTGGTATAGGTGGACCATCACCATGGACATGGCGCAGTTATACAGGTGTTAACGCTCATAGGCATCATGTGCATATTTCAGTCCGGAGTCCTGATCAGTTCTATGATGATATCACCCCTTGGAATATAACAGGTGCCGTGGTAGAACCACCTGTAGTGGAAGGTACAACTCTCTGGATACAGAGAGAATTGAACAAGCACGGTGCTACTCTTACTGAAGACGGTAAAGAGGGTGAATTAACCACGAAGGCGATCCGTGCTTTCGCCGTTCAGCAATTAAGGATAATGAAATGAAGATTATCATTGCTTCTCTTATGGCTACAGCACTTGTAGCTGGCTGCAACACGGTTAGCCTCGACCTCTTCATCAAGAACCATGCGGTGCAAGCATGTAACAATGCCTCACGGGCTTATCAGGTGTATGTTGCAACTGATCCTGCACCAAAGCAGTTGGCAAAGGTCAATGCCTACTACCAGAACATCCATGACCTGTGCATGGACCCTGAGTCGATCACTTCGCAAGAGATTGCTATCGTGATCGCACAGGCCTATGCCATGAAGAAGTTGATGAAATGAACAACTGGTGGCGCTCTGCAACCGTACTCCGGTATGCAATCAGCATCATATCGTCTGGCGTTGGTACACAGCTAGGTCTTGATGCTATTCAGACAGGCAAGCTATCTGATTGGTTGCTCGCTGGTGTCATGGGTATAATCACATTTGGACCACCTGCTTGGAACCTCATCTTCCGTCCTTCTAATGCTGCAATGGATGCAGCTGTAGAGGCTGATAAGGTGATGGCTGGTGTGAAGAGGGAGGCGATTGTAGAGACTCCTTCTAATGTACCTAACCTTGTAATCAAGACGGCTAACACGAATGTCGGGCACTCTTGACACAATAACATTCGGCGCGGTACTCATCCTTGCAGCACAAGCTATGACATTAGCTACAGCAGTTATAGGTGTATGGGCATCGCGTCGAAATGCTGCGAAGATTGCAGAAGTGCATCTGATGATAAACTCTCGCATGGATGACCTGCTTAAACTGACAGAGCAGTCAGCACATGCTGCGGGTATGAAGGATGAAAAGGAAAGGTCCGAATGAGCATTGGAACAATTCTTGTTATCATTCTAATCTTAGTCTTACTTGGTGCGTTCCCCACATGGGGATACAGTGGCAATTGGGGCTATGGTCCGTCCGGCATCGTAGGTGTCGTATTGGTAATCGTGCTAATCTTGTTCCTCTTGGGCAGGATTTAAGGAAGGAAGATGCCTGCAACATGGAGAGACCGAAATGTGACCATGCACAGAAAACTTGATCACATTCATGAACTACTACATCAACTGATAGAAGGAATGTTAACTATGTCTGCTGAAATGGACAGAATTAAGGCTTCCGTTGCTGCACTGACCACGGCTGAGAAGTCATTGGTGAAGCTCGTGAAAGACTTGGCACAACTGATCCGTGATAATGCTACCGATCCGGCTGCACTGACGGCAATCGCTGACGAGATGGACGCTGACAGCAAGGAAATTGCTGACGCCGTTGTCGAGAACACACCACCTGCAGCAGTCGATCCGAATGCATAACCATGATTAGACGGTATGGCTTGAACGACATTGAACCAATGCTGACAATTCTGGAAACAGACTTGAAGGATACAATCTATCGTGACATGAAGTTCAGCCATACCAAACTTGGTGATACACTGCGAGGGAACGTAGGTAATACACAGTTCTTCGGCAACCTCGCTGTCGAAGAGGAGAAGATCATCGGAGGGCTAGTGGCAACAGTAGTCGCTCCGATGTTCAGTTACGAAGTCATTGCATATGACCACTTTTTCTATGTCGTTCCAGACAAACGTTCACTCGGAGTAGCTACAGCACTTGTAGCTGGTTACATCGAATGGGCGAAAGAAAGAAAAGTGCGCAGAGTTGTGCTAAGCAATAGCATGAGACGAAATGTGGATACATTCGCTCGCTTGGCTACTCGCCTTGGATTTGAACAAGATGGCACAATTCACTCTATGGAGATTTAGAGATGTGTGGTGGCGGTAGCAAAGCACCCCAAGATAATAGTGATAAAGTAGCTGCGATTGAAGCGCAGGCACAACGTGAGGCAAGGGATCAAGCATCGAAGGATCAGGCTGCTCAACAGGCTCAATTCGATGCACGAATGAATAGTTCATTCGGCAGTGGGATAAACTCAGCTAATGATTACTTCACTAGCAGAGGTCTAGACCCAAAGCTGTATAGTGGGCAGATCAGTAACAAAGCTAATCAGATTAGAGGTAGCGTTCCTAACTTAGCGGGTGATCCCGGTAGCTACTTTGCTGGTCTTGGCGAGAATGTATTCAATCAGGAGCAAGAAGGTGCTCGTGGTAAGGCATTACGTGGCGTTAACCAAGTTGCTCCTGAAGGCTTCGCAACTAACCGTATCGGTGATACCGCTGATGATGCTACGATTGCTGCCATCCTTGGTGAGCAAGAAGGCAATGCTAATCAATATGTCACCAACCTAAGAGACAGGGGCGTTGTTACTGACAGTGGTTTTCAGGCAGCTATGAAGAACCTGCAAAGCCAAAAGCCCGGTGCTCAAGGTAGGCTGTCAGAACTCGGTATGGGGATACTGAACTCTGGTCGTGGTGGTGCTGAGAACATCGCTAACACAGCGAGAAGTAGGGCAAGTAATTTGAACCTTGGTGATAGCTTTGACCCCTTCGCTGATACAGGTGCGAAGCTGAATGATTTCTTTAGTTCGTTCTTCAGTGGTCTTGGTGACAAGGTACGTGGGCAAGCCCCGACAAACTTGTTTGATACTAGTGGTCTAGCGAACATCGCTGGTGCTGCACAAGGTAGTCAGAACACTGCGTTCAATCCTATGGCTGTCTCTGGTATGTTCGGTGAACCAACGAACAAAGATGATGAACTCGCAACCACAAATCCATTCTAATGAGTGATATTTATAAAAAGTCCCGACCTATGTCGAGGACGATACCGGATTTTATCCTTGACCAGATACTTGGCAAGGACAAGATGATGGTGGCTAGTACACGAACATTGAAGAGTGGTGATCCTGCTCAGCCTCGCAGCATGATGAAGAAGACTGTAATGAAACGAGGCCGTGAAGCTGGTGGACCAATCAACCCTCGTGGTGGGCGGTATAAGTCTGAGACATTGCGGGATCAATTAGATAGTGGTGTTGGCACCCATCCAGAAGAAGGGCCTAGTTCAAGATACAGAAATCTCTATAATGAGAACGTCGTCAAGAAGGAAAAGAGAAAAGACTTTCCTGATGCACAAGCCTATCCAAAGCTAGCCGAAGAGACGATAAACCAGATTGGTAGAGATACATTTCTCAAGATGCCATATACTCAAGCCGCAGAGATACTTGGTATTAAAGGTGGCATGGATGAAAACGCATATGCTACCCTGAAGCCTAATCAGAAAAGTAGCTTCTGGACAAGTGCTGCACAAGACATGAAACGGGCTCCGATAGATATACTCAACGAAGTGAGGGCAGCTACAACACCTGTAGCTACAAATCGTGATCCTGAGTTGGTGCCACAAGATGATATCAAGGCACAAATACTTAAAGAGATGTTAGGAGATCAGTGATGCAAGGACCAATAGACATTAACCAACTCATACAACAATCAATGCAGGCTGGTGGGGGCAATCCAGCTAAAGGGCCTACAGGTCCAGCAGTACAACCACGCAATCCAGAAGAAGGTGGTGAGATTGCACCAGATGCAGAGGTTGGCGTTGGGGAAGATGGCGGCATTATGGGACCAGATATAACAGGCCATCCTGATTATATCAGAGCCAAAGCTGAGTGGATGATCCAGAACGGTCGCGAACCAGCTACGGATGCTGAACTGATGGAAGTTGAGCAGCTTGCCCAACGAGGCCAACAGCCTGACCCGAAGCAGATGATATTGCAAAAGATGATGGGTGGCGGACAAGGCGGGTACTAATATGTTTCCAATTGCTCCCCTTATTGGTGCTGGTGTCTCTGCTCTTGGCATGTTCTCAGATAACAAGGCTAAGCAGGACGCCAATAACATCAATTGGGCCAGCCTGTTTGAGACTAAACGAGCAAACAGGGCAACAGAGAATATGGCCAAGAGCAGCCGAAGGGATGCTTATGGCAATCTGCTGAAGTACACTCCCGGTGTAGGGTGGGAGATAGACACCACACCTATGACTGAGGCTATACTCGGCAGTCAGCAGAATGAAGAGTTGAGGAATTTACGTGAGGATGCACCTAGGAATAGGGCTGCTGCTGAACGTCTAGACACTCGTAGTAAGATGGGTGCAGAGGAGTTCCAGAAGAAGTTTAACGAGTTCCGCTTCCGGCCTAAGGTCAGTGAAAGTGAAGACATCTCAGACACTACGAATACACTGTTGTCGGCTAGACGCAAAGGCATGGATGAGGCTAGCTCCTTGTTGGCACGACAGCTTATACGTACAGGTGGTAGCAGTGAGTTGGCAGGCATGTATAAGTCAGCCGATGACAACTATGCCAAGACTTTGCAAGACGCCATGCTTGAAGGCAAGCGACTTGGTAGTGCTCGAAATAGAGAGCGGAATGCCAACGACCTCAGCAACATGGGTGGTGAGTTGAAGCTGCTTCAAGGTATCGCTGACGATACAGCTACAACACCTGTAGGCAATCCCGGTGGCCAGATGAACCAAGCATTAACTGGCAGAAGCGATGCAGCACTGCAACAGCTTGTGCAGGCCATGCAGCGTAGCATTGGCAGTAATCAGAATGCCGCAGCACAACTAGCGCAAGGCGTTGGTAATTCTGGTATGGATACCAATGGACTGGCATCTATATTAGGTAGGCTTGACTTTGGTGGGGGTGATAAGACTGATGAGATTAATCAGTACACCTTCCCGAAAGCACCTAAGCTGATCAAGAACCCAACTAACGGCCTATGGTAAAAGATATTAGAGCCTTACTGGCTGAACTCGCTACTATCAAAGACCCTGCTGAACGGGAACGTCGGCAGGCTGAAATCATGCAGTCTATCATTGGTACTACGCCAGCGAGAGCAGCAACTACTGATATCATCAAGAAACCTGTAGCTACAACACCTGTAGCTGACACATCACAACAGCCGACTATTGAGAACGCAAACGAGAAGCAACAACTAATCGATGAAGCTAACCGAGGCGATCGCATACTCACTCCCAACAGAATGGAGAGTTTCAGCGATGAGGACCTTGCAGCCATTATCGAAAACCCTAGCGCAAACACGGTCAATCCGGGAGCACCGGAGGAAGTCGCAAGTCGCAAGAGGATTGATCAGGGTGGAATGCTCAGTCTCGGAGATGCTTCTAAAGACCTGCTCCGTGACGCCGGAAATGTCGTTGGCGGTGCGGCAGAGCTTCCCACTAGCGGTCCAATCGGCCTTGCTGGATTACTGGCTAAAGGCGGAGAATTGGCAACAGGCGCTAATCTTGGCGCAGATGCAACACTCCTCGCTGCAGAGCATATACGACAAGGGGTACGCCAAGCGGTCGGCATCAGCGACCCGAGGAACGTCACGGAAAGCCTTGCAGGTCTTGTTGCCAGCGTAACTCCTATACCCGGTACGACCAATCCAACAGGGGTTATCAAGAACCTTGCTGAGATAGTCACACCATTGGTGATAGGTAGTGGTCCGAAGAGGATACTTGCCAACTTCGCTACAGCTGCTGTAGCTGATCAAGTACTAAGAGAGATAACAGATACAGCGGATACGCAGTATAAGACTGTGTTTGATCAGGCAGGGCTGACTAATCCAAAGGAGGATAAGGCATTCCCTGAAGCGGCCAAGTGGGTCGGTATGGGTATGGCTGCTCTAGCTGGTGCTGGTATTGTTGTGCCTGCCGTGTCTAAGGCAATAAGAATGAGTGGTGCCTATAGAGACAGGCCAGCAGTTAACATCACTGATATAGACATGTATGGCCCTCCCGGCCTGAAGACGTTGGAACGAGCCAGCGATCTAACGAAGACCTACTTCGTTGATGAGAAACAGGTATTGCAGGACTTATATAAACGAGCAGGGACGGGTGACTTTGATAGCGTAGCGAAGATGATCGATCAGGATAGTCAGATGACTGCCTTGATGCGTGTCAACGAGAGCATGAGAACTGGTCAACTAGCTACTAAGGCTGGTGTCTGGAAGGTTGATATCACGCCTAATCAACTGTTCCAAGAGAATGCTCGTTTACCACCAGCTATGCAAGCTGACGTAGATATGTATCTCAAGCACAAGAACTATGCTGATCTGCTACAGCAAAGGATACTTGCTAGTCGGCGTCCAAGGGGTAAGCCAGCACCTGATGCTCCAGCTAAGTTGAGACAGGTTAATCAGAACATCTATATGATAGAACAGAGGACTCCTGTAGTTAAGGAGTTCTCCGCTGCATATAAGCATATCACTGCGGCGACGAGAAACTTCCTTGCCACTGGTGACAATGCTATGATATCGCAGCAGAGCCTGCTGCATCAGAATACACACGGGACAAACTTTGTACCACCCGATACGTTGACTGTTAATCCTGCTGATGGCATCATCAAGAGGATAAAGGATGCCGCTGCCCCTACTGATCAGAAGGCTATAGATAACTGGTATAGACAAAAGCCAGAAGATATAGCCGAGAACATGGATGGTCAACCTAACGCCATCGAGATGCTCACTGACTATACTCGGAATACGCTGAAGTCCAAACTAGAGCATGACGTTCGTGGTGCGTTCGTCAAGGGTGTGAAGAACAGCGAGATCGGTAGTGAAACGATACGCCCCGCAACTGGCGACGATATGATGAAGTATCCCGATCGCGTCATCACCATCTATGAGAATGGCAAGCGGAAGAGTTATCTTACTTCTAAGTTGCAAGCTAACCTATTACGGTTCGACCCATACATTGCGAAGTTCCCTGTCACATTCTTTGTGAAGCGTGGTGCTGAGCAGTTCATGACTGGTCCTGCTACATTGTTGTCTGGCCCGTTTGCTGTTACTACGGCTATCAGAGACAGCATTGGTGGATTTGTCATGAAAGAGCCGGGAGTGCTTGGTCCCGGTGGCCCTACAAGTGTTGTAGCTGCGGCTAGCAAAACCGTGTGGGCCAAGACACAGCTAGCAATGATCGAAGCTCTTCAGAACAACATGAAGACAATCCCCTTCCTGCCACAGCAGTCAAGGGATCAGTTGGCTCAGCAGATGAGTCACAGCTATATGAATAGTTATTATCATCTTGCTAACACTCAAGGTGGAACAGACGCATCTCTCATGAAGGGTAGCATCCAGTCTGGCAAGGGTGTGATGCGAGAGGTAATGAAATCTATTGATGCCTCAGGCGGACAGATACCCGGTGCAAGGTTCCTTGGTCGGAACGTCAAGGCTATGCTACATGGGTTGGGTAACGTCTTCGATGCTATCTCTGAGGCGCCGAGGTTCAGTTCATTCATACGGAATACTCGGGCTGGTATGGACCCGGCTGAGGCTGCACGTAATGCCAGAGAGTTGACTGGCGACACAATGCGCAGTGGTCGTGTATATGCTCCTAGCGGCAAGAGGATACAAGCCGATGCATCGAATAAAGGCATGGCTACTCTTGCTGGTGTCCTTGGTCGGCCATTAGAGTTCACACGTGAGGCTACTCCATACTTCAATCCCATGGTGCAGTCCATGCGAAAGATGGGGAAGGCATTCATAGATGACCCGCTTGGTGCAAACATTAGAGCTTGGACTGCTGTCGGGCTACCGGGACTTATTAGCATTGGTTGGAATGAGATGCTTGGTGAGGAGTATAACCGCCATGCATTCGAGACACGTAGCAGTAGAGACATCAGTACAAACATGTACTTTGGTATGCCGGGACTACCACCGGAACAGGGTATACAGATACCCATGCCGTTAGAACTGACTATGTTCAATAGTCCGTTCACGACTGGCTTGTACAGTATGCTACGTGGTGATAGTGGTGAGGATACCAAAGCCGCAATGATGCATATCGCAGGGCAGAACTTAGAGAACACTGCGATGGTGGGCTTTCCTCAGATCGTGACATTGGGTGCGGCTGTAGCTGGTATAAAGGCACCGGATAGTTTGCTGTCACCACAGAACTGGCAGGACGAGGTATATACGGTATCAGAGGATAACATTGGCCTGCTTCCACAGAACATGGAGATGGTGTTCCGTGCCATCTTCGCTAGCGTTGGTACTACCGCTCTACAGACTGCTGCTGCATTCTATGACGGTGGACCAAAAGCATTCTTCGAGGAGTTCGGTCAGCAGGTTTTGAAGGGTACCCCGATACTGAAGGCGGCAACTACAACACCTGTATCAAACTTCACTCCGCTGTCACAGTTGAAGAACACGAAGATAGATGCGCTGAAGAAGTTCGAGGAGATATACAGCAATCAGATTGCCAAACAGGAGCAGTTCAGGGAGACGGCTCTACCAAACACGGGTGCCTCGAAGGATAACCCCGGTGGTAATATAGTCACAGATACCGACTTGATGAGCAAGTATAGGATGAGTCCTAATCCAGTGACTATCCCTACTAGCAATCCTATCATCATGAAGTATGGACCGATGATACATAGCTTCTTGGAAACCAACGAGATCGGTATGACTGGTCTGTTGGCTAGAGATAGCCTGTTCAGTAAACAGGTGAAGAGTTTAAGAGCCTACACGTCAGGCAGAAAGCAAGGCTTCCGTGACTGGCAAGCAGATATTGTAGGCTCAGATGCAAAGTACAAGAAGGCTATTGAGGAGCTAGGTCCAGTAGAGAAGGCGACTAACAAGAAGGTATGGAAGACGCAGGCTAGTAATATAAACAACAGCATTGGCGAGGCTGCTAAGGTTGAACGTCTGTACAAGAGCATGAACCTTGATATGGGCAAGCGTGGCGATGTTATGAAACTAATCGCCGTGCTAGAAAGAGAAAGAATTGAGATGATCAAGCAGCAACTAAAGCTGATTGCTCGTGTAGAGAGCCATGTAACAGAGCAGCTAATAAAGAATAGAGAGGTACCTCCCGGCTTTAAGTTTGATATTACCAAACACCTCACAAATCAGGCACCTCATGGGGTTCAGCAATAGTCGGTAGCTCACCATCGATGACTAACGATGACCATTCGTCACGCAGCTTCGTAGTAGCACGCCACATAGTCTTAGGATGTTTGCTGAGCCCCTTTACCTTGAATGACTGTACCCAATAACGGTTCTCCCATTCATTGAGAGCTTCCATCATATCGTCTGTCTGGAATATCTTGGTACGAGTTAATTGGTTAAGCATATGTTGTGACAAGCCTTGTGTACCCGCAGAGAGGAGTACATGTCGCAGCTTTGAGAGATACTGTCCGTGATTGGCATACTTCATTTGCGAGTTCCTAGGATTTTAGCAAGGATTTCATCGATGGTGGATCGCTTCTTATCAGTGTGAGGCAGCTTATCCATCGTCAGGTCTGTCTCCATCTGGTGACGACTGTTGTCTGTCTTGCCTTGGTTTATCTGTTCATCACCAGCTGGGAACTGACGATGGCTCATAGCCTTCTCAGCGAGATACGCCCAGAATTCATCACTTAGTGTAGGTTTCATCATAGTCCTTTCCATGTACGAAATGCTAGGAGTTGAGGTATAGTTGGCCACTCGCCAGTGAAAAGAAAGGAACGATCGTCAATGTATACTCTAGCTACAGGTTTTGTAGCTGTGAAGGTTAGTCTAGACATGACTGTATTGACATCGAATGGGGGCTTCTTACGAAGGACTTGAAGGCGGCGCTCCTCACGAAGTTGCTTCTCAAACCATACTTCACAGAGGGCTTGACTCGCTTCACCATCAGAACCAGCAAAGCGAGATGAGCAGATGACAACTTCAAATGCTGATACAGCATGGCGGATGAAGTTCATTGCACCGGGATTAGGGGCAGCACTGTAAACTAAGTTGCCTCGTTCAGTCTTGGGGCGGTTGTAGATCACGCCGTCGAAATCGACGGATATACGGGGCTTGTAAATGACTTGGTTCATCTCTTTTTCTCCAACAGATGATCGCAGCAGTAGCTTAATATCTGTTTCATTGTTCCTTTAAAGACGGGCTTGCCTTTAACAAACAGTTCACCATTGATGACACGGCCAAGAGGCATCTGGCCATGGTAGATAGCACGGTTGTCATATACGAAGACACGCCTGCTATTCGGCATGAACTTGTATGTTACATCAGGGAAGTCTAAGGCGTGTTGGACATGGTGATGATTATTGGGTAGCCTCGTACCCGTCAACAACCGGCGAAGTTCCGTCTTTTCGGATTGATCGTTCGAGGTCACGTAGGCTTTCCTTTGGTAGTGGCCTTCTCATCCAATCGTGGATTATCTTTGCTTCGTACTGATGGATCATTAGACGGATCAGCTTTGGCTGGCGGTCCATCCACCGAAACAGTATCTGACAATCCCTTTGGTGTGAGAGTTGCACGGGCGTCGAGGTACTTTCGGATAATCCTTTCATGACTTGCGATGAATGCTTTAATACCTTCGACAAGGCTGTCCTCGAATGATTGGTCATCAGCAGGTCTCGGTTCAAAGTTATGTACAGCAGTTGTAGTTGCTTCGTGTAGTTCGTAAGACGCTTCAAAGAGGTTCGCTTCGGCTTCAGTTTCGAAGAAGTTCCCTTGCGAAGTCTGAAACCCTGTGACAGGGCGGGTCATTTGTTTCTCCTTTGTAGCAATTGTAGCATCAGAACTCTCCTCTTTCAAGGGCGGTATGTAAGGATACATGGCAGCGAGTAGATCAAGCGTGAAGTGCTTAGGAGTTCTCTCTGCCAAATCAGAGACGTTTGTCAACTGTACACGGTCTATATACTTGTCGAGTGGTAGAATGTCATAATATATTCGTGGTGCAGGTATATAGCCGTGTATCAGGACATAGCAGAACCATGCTTGCTTCATCAGAAGCCTCTATCTGGCACGTATAAACAGAGGGAATGCTTTGGATTGCTATTCATTACACACTGATGGAAGAACTCATCATGAGACCGCCTGATGCGCTTGTCACCATACGGTATAAGTTCTTGTGTCTTATTTATCACATAGCCACCTTTAGTTTCCAAAACAGCTCCTGCGATAGACTGTGAACAGTCATAGCCAGAGCAACAAGCACCATCATATGCCCATCCTAGGGGGGCATCGTGTGCAGCTACAGAAGTTGTAGTTGCGAGTAGTGTAAGAACAAGAAACCAACGCATTAGACTAATCCTTTATCTGCCGCCCACCATTCAGGGACAGTGATCACTGCCCATCCTTTATCCCCTTCGTCAACTGGATACTCCTCTTCATCTCTGCGTATTCTCTTGGGTATCCATGTCTTCTCTGTGCATACATCATTGGTTACGTAGAAAGCATCAAGGCTTTCATGGTGGATTTTAATCTCCACGTCACACATACGAACTTCTCTAGACATTGATCATGTCCTTAACATCGTTCAACTTGATAGGCATGATTGTTACCTCGACAGTATCATATGACTTACGAATAAGAAGCAGATCATTATGGACCAGTTCATTAAAGTCATCATCGATCATCTCTGCCAAGCCGATGTTTATACGCCCATACTTGAGTACTACTCCAAGCATCTTCTTTTGTTTATCTGTTATGTGCATCATAGTAATCTCCACTCTACCCATTCGCCTCGTATCTTTACGACGTGCTTGCTTACTGTAGTCGCTGAGATATGAAGCGCTTTCGCGCACTCTGTTCCTTTTGCACAAAGGTGAGTTGAGAAGTATTTACGGATTTTCCTATCATGGAACTCCCATATTCGTTTCCCATACTCACCTTTTACTGTGTATTCAGTCTCGTCTTTGCCAGCATAGGGTATCATAGCGTGAACCCTTTCAACTTCTCCAAGGTTGACCAGCGATGTATACCAGTTTCATCTGGCTGTGATAAGTAAACATCACCGGGGATTATGCATTCTTCTACCTTCGTCTTATAGACGTTCTCTATCAGGATGGGCTCCTCCATATGTCGTTTTATAATTCGTAGTGCTGTCTCCGCCTTCTCCGGCGTTGCATATCCAATGAGAGCATCATGCTCGTTAAGTTTGATACGCATCTTACGGTTGTCCCACTCGTCATCTTCTGCGGATTGATACCACACCTTTTTAACCTTATCGCCGATAGTCGATTGAGGTCTGAACGCGACAATGCTTTCGAGAGCATCTTCGTCAATTCTCTGAATGATACGATATCTCCTACCGAGCGGCGTCCATAGTTCACGATGTTTCTTTGCAAGCCGTTCAAGTTCTTCCCACCACTTCTTTATCTCTGGAGTTGTATTGTGATAGAAGATGAATGCCTTCTTCGCATCGAAGAGGGTTAGGTGTGCAGTTGCAGCCAGACGGACGTATTGCATTCGATAGTTGAGTCCATGACGACACCGTTTAGCCTTGTAGCGGATTGTTGGTATCTCAAGTCCCGTTCGCTCATCCAACTCCCAATCATCGGTTGGGACTTCATCATATGGTATCTTATACATATCAGAAGCGAGAGAGCAGTGGGCATCAAATGAACCGGGATTAAGTCTTGCCCGCTCAAAGTCTTCTTTCCACTTGTCAATATCCGCGTCATAAGCCACGACTCTTGCCTCGGCTTGGGCTCCATCAACCTTGATGAACACAGTACCGGGGTCAGAGATGAAGAACTTCTTAGAGCGACCCGATTGGTTCTGTGCATTAGATGCCGTGCCCCAAAGATTGCCCGAGGATGAGAGCCTACCCGGTGCCTTGACGACACCTTGCTGTTTCCACTGCATACGGAAGCGTTCATCAGGATCAACCCTTGACTCAGCATAGGTGGAGTAGAACTTATACTCCTGTTGATAGTAGTCATACTTGATGATTATGTCCTTAACAGACTGTGAAGTCCGAACATCATCTAGGAGATCTTGTCTAACCTCTTTATCAATTGAGCCAGACGGACTTCGAAGTTTGAGTCTGTCCAAGAATAAATGCCGCATTTGGGGTGTAGATCGGATATTTGGGTGGTACGTTTCATCGAGGCCAAGTTCTTCTCTGACCATTTCGAGAAACTCATCCTCGATCTTCTGTACGTCCAGAGCCATTGCAGCAGCAATCTCAGACTTAACAGATATATCGACAGCCACACCATCCACAGTGGAGCGGACAAGATGAGGGTCAAGATGCATAACGTGACTATAGAAGAAGTGGTCAAGGGATTGCTCCTCTAGTTCTCGTTTAAGATGTTGTGCTATCTCCCAAGTGATACATGCATCTTTGCAGTTGTATCGCCAAAAGGAGTCGATGTCCCCGCCTTCATGGTATTCGTCAGCGTCGTCTTTGTAGAACGGATGAGTGGTATATTGTGAAGTAAGGAAGCCTAGATTATGCGGCAGGACCGGGTATAGGGTATGATGCGCAAGAAGTGTATCAAAGCCATTTCGGACATGGAGAAGGTCTTTATATCCCCCCCAATGCGCGTCAAAATTGCCATTCTGCGTGATAAGAAGTTTGGCGTCGAAGAGTTCCTGTAGGTCATACAACAATTGTAGCTCTTCTTCTCTAGTGTAGCGGTTGTGAAGATGATCACGAACATTGATACACATGGCCTCATGGCCTTGATCCGCAAGACCAAAGCAAGCAGTCTCCCGACTGATGGTTTCAATGTCATATGCCACGTCGCGTGGACTATTACGCATGGCTGCGATCCACTCGCGAGCGTCTTTATAACTAGGATTGATGATGTGATTGACACTGTAGTCGATCCAATCTCCATTGCGTAGTGTATTGAAACGCTTTAAGTCTAGAAGGAAGACTATATGGTTCTTCGGCTCGTGTATAAGAGCTGCTGGATTGTATGTAACAAGTGCACGGGCTTCCTTGTAGTCGTATACAGACCCTCTGAACTTCGAAACACCTGTCTCTCCAAAGAGGGTTGAGAGACCAGCATTGCCAGTGCAGATGATATATCGTAGATTAGGCAGCTGATCAAGTTCCCATTGGAGCAGATGTTTCCACTTAACCCATTCATCCGCCGCGACGGGATATCTTGTATTCTTGACGGTTGATATCTGTCGCTTACAAACGTTAGTGCTATAAAAGTGGGTGCGAAGAAGGCCGTGTGGGCGTAAACCGTTCCACAAGAGGGCTCCGGATGCACCAACAAATGGGAGTTCGGAGTTGACTTCCTGTTGGCCCGGTCCCTCACCGATAATGGCGTATTGGGCATTGATATCTCCATCACCGCCGACCTGATAACGAACGTTGAGGTCATGACACTTCTGACGCATATGTTCGTTCAAGTGGGCTGTGTTCTTAAATGAGGTTGGTTCGATGATCATTTTTGTACTACCAGTTTATGTAGAGGAACTGACTTGAGTCCACCATTACTAAACTTGACGATGGCAAGCGTCTCAGTACCATCATAAACATAACCAACGACTTCTACGACAGTAGCTGTATTACCAAAGTATGCTTTCATTGTAGCCACTCCTTCAGTTGTTCATCGAGTAGATGATGAATAGCTTTCTCAGGTGCTATTTCTAGGAATACTCGGGTTGGACCCCG